CTCACAAAAGACCAAATCAACGCCATCCTGGCGCCGAAAAAAGAGGAAGGAAAAGAGGTGACACAGTGAAAATCTACGCAGTGCGCGATCGGCTGATCGACTACTACATGCACCCGTTCGCAGGCAATAGCGACAAAGACGTACTGGCGGCAATCAGCGCCGCGGTAAACCGCGAGGGCAACCTGGACGCAATCGCCCAGGCGCCGCACTACTTCGAGGTATGGCGAATCGGGAACGTCCTGGACAACGGGCACATAGAACCCGTCAGGGAGCTCCTGGCAGGCTGCGAGAGCCTGGTACGGCCCAAAAAGGCAGCCGAGCTGCACGAATTCGCTGCAGGGCCTTACGGAGCCAATGGGAAACCCATGGAAAAAGAAGCTGCCAAGGCAGGAAGTGTCACCTAGACCAGTTACATCAAGTAAGAACTGGTCTACAACGGAGTCTCAAAACCTGAGACCGAAGGAGGAAAGATGGCGCGACGCAACATAAGCGGCAAAAAGCACGCAAGAAAGTTCCAGAAAGGCAGGAACAAGAGCCGGGCAATCAACAGCCCGGGAACAGTCATGCGAGGCGGGATCCGCCTCTAATGACCTGTGAGAACCAACTCACGGCATATCAGGGGGCCTACGGAGGCCCCCTGAAATTTAACAAGCCGATGGATGGCAGAGCCTGGACCAGGATCGAGCTGCCCTGCGGTCAGTGCATCCTGTGCAGGCTAGAACACGCACGACAATGGGCCGTGCGAATAACGCATGAAGCACAAAGGCACAACGAGTCATCGTTCATCACGCTGACCTACGACGATAAACATGTGCCTGAATACGGGAGTCTCGATTACAAACGAGACATGCAGCCATTCTGGAAGAGGCTGCGAAAAGAATACGGAAAAATTGCGTACTACGCCGTCGGCGAGTACGGAGACAAAACACAGAGACCGCACTATCACGCCTGCGTGTTCGGCCAGGCCTTCACAGACCGCCGGCTGATACTGCGAGAAGAACCGAGCAGACTCTGGACAAACCAGACGTTGCTCGAAATATGGGGAAAGGGTCACGTGAGCGTCGGGGCGCTGAACTTCCAGACAGCGCAATACACCGCGTCATACGTGACCAAAAAACTGAATAACGAGAAAAGATACGTACGCATAGACAAAGTCACTGGCGAGCTCGTGGAGATCGAGCAGCCCAGGGCGTACATGAGCTTAAAACCAGCCATCGGCAAAACATGGATCGAAGCTAATCACAAACACGTTTATGCCCGCGATCGGGTCGTCGTGAATGGATCACCGCAAAAACCTCCGAAGTTTTACGACCGATGGCTAAAGGAGACAGATGAAGCAAAAGCAAAAAAGACAAAAGACAATAGGAGAAAAAGAGTAAGACGCTTGAGCCAAGAACAGACGCACGCGCGCGCGCGAAACGCGCACGCACGCGCGAAGAGTAAGAGCAGAAGCGTGTGACTCTCCCCCCACTAGGGGGGGGATCACACCAGGGGGAAAGAGACGTTTTCCACCGGTTACGCCGCTAGAAATCCGGCATAACCCGTGGAGAACGGGAATAAGAAAGGAGTAGATATATGACAAAACAGCGTGTCAATCAGGAGAACCCTTAAAATGTACAGAAACAAGACAGCCCGGCAGCACAATTTCGCGGTAGTCCCCAAAGCGGACATCCCGAGATCGAAATTTGCTATGAGGCAGACCCGAAAACAAGCATTCGACGCATCAGACCTCATACCGGTCATGTGCGAGGAAGTGCTGCCGGGAGACGTATGGAGCCATACGGAAAGCATCATGGCGCGCCTGGCGACGCCAATAGCACCCGCGGTCGATGACATCGACCTCGAGACGTTCTACTTCTTCGTACCAAACCGAATTCTGTGGGAACCGTGGGAAGACTTCATCACGGGAACAGACGATACGCTCGTGGTGCCAAAGATCACCCCGCGTATCACAGGAGTGAGCACCGACGTGCTCACGGGAAGTGTCTTCGATCACTTCGGAATACTGCCGCAGGCCTATACGGACAGCGAGCTGCAGGTAACAGCATTCCCCTTCTGGGCATATTTCAAGATATGGAATGAATGGTTCAGGGACCAAAACCTACAGACCGAATGGACCTGGCCGGATCCATGGGTCAACAACTATTCAGACGAAATCATCCAGGAGGGAACCCCAGACGTGGCATGGGAACAAATGCCACTGCGCGTAAACAAGAGGCACGACTACTTCACGAGCTCGTTGCCATTCGCGCAAAAAGGAAACCCGGTGAGCCTCTCCATAGGAGGCCTCGCACCGGTAATACAAACAGGGACAGACGTCGTATGGACGTCAACAGTGGCGCCATTCGCAAGCGGACCGCTGGAATCGGACGCAACACTAGCAGTAACAGGACCGACAGGACCTGTCGGAGGAGCGCCGCTGGAATACACTAGCGGCCTATCGGCCGACCTGAGCACAGCAACGGCGGCGACAATCAACGCAATCCGCCTGGCGTTTCAGACGCAGCGATTGCTGGAAAGAGACGCAAGGGGAGGATCAAGATTCGTGGAATCGATCTTGGCCCATTTCGGGGTACGCGTACCCGATTTCCGAGCTCAGAGGCCGGAATACATAGGAGGGTCCAAGATCCCAATTACGGTGAACCCCGTAGCACAAACCGCGCAGTACGACGCGGAACCAGACCCAAGCGAGCCGAGCCCGCTGGGAAACCTCGGCGCAGAAATGCACGCCTCGGGAAACAGAAAAACCTTCACCTACAGTGCAACAGAACATGGATACATCATTGGACTTGCGACGGTACGCGCAACGCCAACGTATCAGCAAGGAACAAGAAGGCACTGGCGAAGGCAAACGCGACTGGACTATTACTTCCCGGTGTTCTCACACCTGGGAGAGCAAGCAGTCGCAACAGAGGAAATCTATCAGCACCTCACCGGTGCGCCGGCGAATGCAACCTGGGGATACCAGGAGAGGCACGCCGAATATAGATACACGCCGAACGAAATCACAGGAGTACTGCGAAGCACCGCGGCGCAGCCGCTGGACTGGTGGCATTACGCAGAAGAGTTCGGCAGTGAGCCTGCATTGAATGACGCATTCATACAGGACAAAACAAAGGAAACGCTCGGACGAAGCCTCGCAGTGGCGCCCAACCAACAGTGGAGCGCACAGATCATCATGGACATCCTCCATGAATCAAACGTGGCGCGACTGATGCCCGCGTACGCAGTACCGGGACTCATCGACCACTTCTAAATAACTGCAGAGCAAAGGAAAGGGACGCGGCTAACAACTGCGTCCCTAACCAAAAATGGAAGACGAACAACTGTAAGGAAAAAACATGCCACTTCCAGCAATACTGGGCCCCATCGCAGGGGCCCTCATCGGAGGACTGTTTGGGAACTCAGCCCAAAGCAGTGCGAACAAAACGAATATCCGGTTAAACAAGGAGAACCGGGACTGGGAAGAGAGAATGAGCAATACCTCATACCAACGAGGTACGGCTGACATGCTGGCTGCAGGACTAAATCCCATGCTGGCGTATAGCCAGGGGGGAGCCAGCACACCGACCAATAGTGCTGCGACAGTACAACCCAAAATGGCGATGCCGAACGCAATGACGAATGCAGCGATGCAGGCGGCAAACATAGACCTGACACAGCAATCAGCACGTAAGGTATCGGAAGAAGCAAACCAAGCGGAAATAACAACGGGCGATATGAAGCAAGAGCGCGGCTTAACCGGCGGACCGGAGACATTCTGGCGTTCAAAGTGGAACGCTATGATGAGAGGAGAAAGCGAAGCAGACCGCGCAAAGATCGAAGCGAAAACCGCAGAAATACACAGGCAACTCGCAGAGACAGGGCTAACGCAAGCAAAAGTAGAATTAGAGTTAGCACAGAAAACCCTCGGCTATAAGGTTACGAGTGCAGAACAATCCTCGAAACTACTCGAAAAACAAGTCAGCTTCCAGGAAATGCAAACCCTCCTGGCCAGCCTCGACCTGCCGGAAAAAAGAGTAATGGCCGAATGGTTTACAGCTGTAGGAGCTGCGAGCCCAGCATCGAAAGCGGTAATGAGCATCGGACAGTGGATCAAATTCATAATGAGTGGCAAATAATGGCAAAACCAAAGCACAACTGGCGCCGCAACAAAGAGCGCGCGATCACGCGCGACAGCACGCCAACGATGACGGACCAAGCAGGCGCCAGAGACACGGATATCAACGTCCTGGTTGGTCAGTTCCTGACAACCGGAAGAGTCCCAGGCAACCCGAAGG